TGGAGATTGCTGGATGATGCCCGACTTATTCGATGCCGTGATATCGCTTGTTCCAGACGCTAACTTTTGTACTCGCGGAGATGAAATAGAATGGGTTACAGAACCCGCTATAAAACCCACAAAGGAAGAGCTTCACGCTGAAATAATACGGTTGCAAGCTATATACGCTACCAAAGAATATCAACGTAGACGTGCTTTGGAATACCCGAAATTTACTGACTACCTTGATGGCGTAGTCAAGGGTGACCAAGTGCAGATTCAGTCATACATAGATTCTTGCCTAACGGTCAAAGCTAAGTATCCAAAGGAGACAGTATGAGCGTTGTCATAGATGGAACTCTGGGAATTACCTCGCCTGCTGAGACAGTACAGGGCGCTCTAACAACCACTGGTAACACTATACTGGGTGATGCAACTACAGACACACTGAATGTTGGCGCTGGTGGATTGGTAAAAGATGCTAGTGGTAATGTGGGGATTGGTACGACAGTAGGAACTACAACCGTTAGCAGCGGACTTGCTATCAATAACGCTACCGCTGCAAGTTATCCGGGTTTGGAAATTCAAACTGCTGGCGTGACAAGAATGTATTTTAACGCCAATAATGCTGCGTCATATATTACCAGCGTTGGTACAAACCCATTGGCTATTTACACAAACAGTGCAGAACGTATGCGTATCGACTCCAGCGGTAATGTGGGGATTGGGACGAGTTTACCTGGCAATTACGGAAAACTAGCAGTAAATGGTGCGATAGCTCCAATGGGTGCAGTTGGAACTTATTCTATAGATGTATCAGGTACAGGAACAACAGTTGCTAGTGGTGGAACTGTAGGTTTTGCAACTGCTTCCGGTATGCTTGTAGTAAATCAATTTAATACTGGTGCTGTAACCATATATTTATGTGGTGGTGGAAGTACATCAGCTGTTGCTAATGTTGGTGCACAAGTTGGAACATTTGCATATGACGGAGGAATTGCCGGGTATACATGGACAAGTTCATTTACAACAACTTATGGCTTCTTTTTTGTGAGAACAAGACCAACAGCATAGAGGATAAATTATGAAATATATATCAGAGAAATTACAAGACCAAAATCTAATGTATAAAATCACCACGACAAATAATGGTGAAGAAATTACATTTAATGTGGTGTGCGCTTCAGACGAATCTGAAATCGAGGACTTAATTCAGTTTCATTTAGATTGTATTAACAATCCACCTAATCCACCTGTACCAACGTACAAAGACCTACGCGCACAAGCCTATCCATCTGTCCCTGACCAACTAGATTCAATATTTCATGTGGGACTAGACGGCTGGAAGGCTACGATTCAGGCTACGAAAGATAAGTTTCCCAAGCAACCCGCATAACCGCACTGGAGGCAAAGTAATGCAACTATCCATCAACAAAGAATTCATAGACCAGCCTCTACACCTGATAGTAGGTGCGGCTCTAGTCGTCGGATTCTCATTCATTACTTCGTTGTGGATGGCAGCTATCATTAGCGCCGTGACTGGATTAGTCAGAGAAATCTATCAGAGATACGATCAGGATAGGGCGTGGTATGACTTTGGGCTAGGTAGCCGTTTAGACTTGATCTTCTGGGGTATCGGGGTTTTAATCGGGTGGGGGGTTATATGGTTAATATAAAGAGGCACATCATGGGCGGGACAGTACAACACAGCACTATCATCTACACCGTATAACCGCAGATGTTAGGCTTTACACCATTAGCCGCAGCACCCTTTGCGGACATATTAAACCCCGGGGCCATAGCTGTATCGGTAACAGGTGTACAAGCTACAGGTGCTATCGGCACTGTCACCCTCAAAACAGACCAAAACATATCAGTAGCAGGTGTACAAGCTACAGGTGCTATCGGCACCGTTACCCTCAAGACAGACCAAAACATAGTAGTAACAGGTGTTGAAGCTACAGGTCAGATTGGTGGTGTAGCAATAGATGGTGTGGCTAATGTCTACCCTACTGGTGTTGAAGCTACAGGTGCTATCGGTAATGTCACATTCATTACCAACCAAAACGTATCAGTAACAGGTGTTGAAGCTGCTGGTCAGGTAGGTAATGTATTAGTAGATGCTGCGGCTAATGTCTACCCGATTGGTGTTGAAGCTACAGGCTCTGTCGGCAGTGTTACAGTATCAACTCAACAAAACATTTTTGTAACAGGTGTTGCAGCTACCGGTCAGGTAGGTAATGTATTAGTAGATGCTGCGGCTAATGTATATCTTATTGGTGTACAAGCTACAGGTTCTGTCGGTAGTGTCACGGTATCAACCCAACAAAACATAGCAGTAACTGGTGTGCAGGCTACAGGGTACATAGGCTACCCTACCGTATGGGGGTTAGTAATTGATGCACAAACAGCAACATGGGTTCTAGTAGACGATTCACAGACTAATACATGGACTCCTGTAAACGACACACAATCTACTGTCTGGACTAAGATAGCGGCCTAATATGATATACCGCAACCGGGTTAATATCAGCGCAGATAGTAATGGTGCTGGGGGTGTGGTAAATACCCTGCCTTATGCATGGCCTGCTGATGTACCTATTAATCCGGGGGATATAGCTGTATTTGGTCAATCTACAGCGCCAACGGGTTTTACTAAACTAACAACACACAATAATAAGGCATTGCGGATAGTCTCAGGAACGGCTAGTGCAGGTGGCACACTACCATTTACTACAGTGTTTACTAGCCAAACCCCAACTGTAACTGGGCTTTCTTTAGATAGTACAACTATAACAATACCTACAATGCCGGGGCATACTCATATAGTACAAGGGGCTACACTTAATACATGTAGCTATCCGGTCCCCTGCGTGTATTATGCTGCATGGAATCATCTACCCCCCGGGGTACTATCTACGAGCAGTAGTGGTATAGGTGGTGGCTTAGGACATACGCATGCTTCTACTACTATATCAGCTGCTGTACCACTAGGTGTTAACTATGTAGACATCATACTAGCCCAAAAGAATTAGATATGATACATAGAAATAGTAAGAACACAGCCAGCAATATAGGATCACTACCCTACAGTATTAGTAATTTCAGTTATACGATACCGTTAGGGAGTATATCTATATTTCAGCAAACAGCGGCTCCAGTTGGATGGACAAAAATAACCACACATAATGATAAGATGTTAAGGTTAGTAGCAGGGACCGTTAGTTCGGGAGGTACGACAGGCTTTAGTACAGTATTCACAGATAAGTCAGTATCATTTGCAGCAAATACGCTTGTGGGGGCAGCTACTACATTATCACTGACACAGATTCCCGCCCATACCCATTTGGTAGGTGGCATAACCCAAAGAAAATGTTTTGCCTCCGGGTTTTACCTCAGTCCAGTAGTTCAGCCGGGTTCCACTGGACCGCAAGTCAGCCAATTAATTGGCGGTGGGGATAGTCACCAGCATAGTACATCAGGGACCCCCGTGTCTCCTACGCTACAATTGTCGGTGCAGTATGTAGATATAATACTTGCGCAGAAAAACTAAATATTATGCTATATAGAAATAGAGTAAATACAGGGACATACATAAACATACTGCCCTGTCCCGTACCCACGCAAGTGCCCATTGCATCCGGTACTATTATGTTATTCCAGCAAACATCAGCCCCGACGGGGTGGACAAAACTAACGGCGCATGATAATAAGACACTGCGGGTGGTATCAGGCACCGCCGGATCGGGGGGTACCACTGCATTTAGTACGGCGCTTACTGCGCAAACAATGGCGACATCAATAGTGGCAGGAAGCACCACATTAGATCAAACGCAGATCCCACTGCATACTCACTTTGTGGCAGGGGGGGTCGTTACGTATAAAAATAGCAACACTAATGGGGCGTTTTATACGGGGATGGGTGCTGGCGCTCCGGCAGGAAGTACTGCGCCTATTGGAGGTGGGCAGTCGCACACGCATGCAAGTGGTGGATCAATGGACGCTTCGCTTAATCTATCAGTGTTATATATAGATATAATTATGGCCTCTAAAAACTAGGTATGGGATAAATATGAGACTTACTATAGTGGCTGCGGATAGCGCAGTATATGTAGATGGTATGGCCTATGTAATACCTACCATAGATAACCACGTACCGGCGGGGGTATCGGCCCTACAGTGGGACCATGCGAATGGTGGGTGGGTAGAGTTTAATGAGGTTAGCTTTGGTGGACATAAACCTGCTAATCAGCGTATCACAGAGCTGCCTGTATGGGCGGTAGACTGCCAGAATCTATGGGATGGGGCGCATGCAGCGCAAGAGGCGGTAGACCTACTGCAGGAACAGGATATGCAGGCCCATAGACAGCCTATAGGTAATGTGACCTCTACTGGGACGCAGGAATTCTGATGGTTATGTCTGTAGCTCCAGCACACAGTCTTACATATGATGGGGCGCAGTTGAATATATACCATGTCAATACGGGTGAAGGACTGCCTAAACATGACCATACATTCAGCCATGCGTCTGTATGCCACGCAGGTTCTATAGTAGTCCGTAAGAAAGGCAAAGAAATAGTGATGACTAAGAACACGCAACCCGTGAACCTAGTTGCTGATGAATGGCATGAAATAGAAGCACTGGAAGATGGCACTGTGTTTGTCAATGTGTTTGCAGCGCTAAAAGATATTATTCCTGTGTCAACTATATAAGGGGGGCAACTATGGTAAAGGATAAAATAGCATGCGTATCGAACTTATGGACACGGCAAATGCATTTTGAGCATAAGGGAGACACAAATAAGCCACATATGCACACATATGACCACATAACTTTGCTAGCAAGGGGGTCATTCAGGATAACTGTTGAGGGTAGGGAAAAGACATTTGTATCCCCGCAGATAGTATATGTAGTTAAAAATAAGTTACACTTCATAGAAGCATTAGAGGATGATAGTCTGGCTTACTGCATCCATGCGCTAAGAACCGGGGTAAAGGAGGAGGATATACTGGAGCCCTCTATGACCTTTGTAGAATCGGGTAATAGGACAATCCCCTCAGTCACGTCGATAATATTTACTACGCCCAAAGAATAAAATTCATATATAATACACGAACATACTTGGGCCCATCATGCCATCAACTTACGCAAATAACCTACGACTTGAGAACATAGCCAACGGCGAGCAATCTGGAAGTTGGGGTGATACGA